GCTAATGTCGAAGACACTAACCACGAGTAACCATCCCATTCCCACTCTTCTCCTAAACTTTTAGTTCCTATTTTTAAATCTTCTTCTAAATCAGGAATCCATTGATAAACCACATCACCATCATCAAATATGTTTCCTATTTTCCAAGCAGCGGTTTGATTTGGTAAAGTTGTACTTGCATTGTTATCGCCGATTTGAGGATCTCTTAATCCAAAATTTGGAGCCATTGGCTTTATATAAGACTGAAATGAAACCATATCCGAATGAGTGGTTAACATTTGTAATTCCGTTTCATCCGGCTTTGTTTGTATTGCTTGAGCACTTGCCATACTATTTTGAGAATATCCTTCTGGTGGAGATGTAGGTTGAGCTTCAGTCGGACCAGGTTGGTTTGGGTCATAAAATCCCGCAGGAGCAGTTAGAGGTATATTTTCTTGAACAAGAGAATTAGCATATCGTAAAGATATCTCAACTCCTTTATTCGCCACCGTACTTCTTATATCAAAGCTTATACTGGCGATATCGCCATCTTTAACACCTTTTCCATTTAATGAAGAAATTTTTTGAGAAATTCCCAACCAACGATATCTTTGATCGTTTGGCCATTCAGGCAAATCTATAAAACTAGCATTTTGGTCTGTAAATTTAATGCAATTACCACCGACTACACCTTCTTCTTTAACCCATTTTGCATGATAACCTATATGAGCCGTTCCCCCAAAAGTACCGCCACTAAAACTATTGTACCCATCACTCCAATTTTCTACTCTAATTGCGTCATCGTGCAATGTAGTATCCCACTCTCTTGAATTTGCTATATCTACTGGCTCACCATTGTTTTGAAGAAAAATATTTTCGCCCTCTCCATTTTTAACAGCATTTATATTAGTCTTTACAGGAACTTCTATTTGACTTATCTGAAATATATCTGGTATTGTTATTGTTCCGTCTATCATTTTGGGTGTAAATACAAAGCCACCATTTTCAGGAGTCAACGATATGTTTACAGAATCATATAGTGTACCACCTAAAAAACTAATATTATTAGTAACTTGCTTTACGGTTATAGCAGTCTGTATATCAATAAACTCATCTTTGTAAGTACCATTTATATTCTTAGCTTTTAATCTAACCTCAGTTCTATTTGGAGATATAACATCTATTCTATACTTTAAATCTTCTATGGCTAATACTTCTGCACCAGATGGATTATCCTTATACTCCTGCTCTGTACCTGAATATACTATAGAATCATCAGTTATGTAAATCCTACTCGTATCAGTATATACATCGCCAACCTTAGTGTCGGTTTTACTTATCGTGTGTAACAATACAGGATTTTCACTACCAGCTAATTTTCTCAAAAAGTTATATCTTACAACAAATATACCACTTTCGTAACCTAAACTCCTGATGTGATTTCCAGGATAAAATTCAATATTATTATTATTAGGATTTATTTCAAATTGAGAAGTGGACACAGTTTCAAATTGAATAAGGTTGTTGTTCTCGTCAAATAATTGTAAATGAACAAAATCTTTACTACCTTGAGAACCCCATAAGCCATCCTCATAAGGCTTTAACCCCACCTTCGTTGGAAGATTTGCATCCAGTAATTGTTTATCTTTCTCTGTTAGTTGACTAGCCACTATAACTCCTCAAAATCTCTATCTAATACCTCGTCTATGATAGTATCAGCTGCTGTTGTTTTCAATAATTTTAACTTGGTATCATACACAACTTTTGTGTTCGAATCTTCATTTAATGTATTTGTGTAAGGATTTTCAAAAACTAATATTGCTCCACTTTTATCTCTATACACAAGCTCACCATTGTCTGCTGAACCTGATAGGCTAGATTTTAAAGTCAATAGAGCCTTTCTATTTAAATATTTTTGCTCATCTTCATCAATTAAATTTTGATAAAACGATAGGTTTTTTAATTCCTCTTGTGTGTATGGCATTTTCTATCTCACAACTTTAAACACGAAATCGTCATCATAGTATTGTACGGTTTCATCGACTGTATTGCTTCCACTAATAACTTTAAACTCAAACTTGTAATATCTTTCTGACTGTAAACCATTCATCCAAAGGTTAAAGTAGTTTCCTGTTGAGTCACAGCTTACTAATGAGCCTGTACCGTAAGGTATGATAACATCTTCAGTTTGAGTATCTCTTACCGAATAGTAAGTACCATCTCCGCCTATGTTTTCTACACTACCACTAGGTAATGTTTTTACAGTTAGGTATTCTGAGCTAGTGTTTGAATAAGATTTAGTAGGATATTTAGCCCTACCGACTATTCTAAATTTTACTTTTGATTTTTCTTTATACTCAGGTCTTAAACTTTTCATATAGAAAGACAAATCTTCTAATTCAGTTGACGATAATGCTGATAATGAACCTGCGTTCCATTTAGCATCAAACCACTCTACTTCTAATTTTGGTGGATATATTGTATGTGTATTTCTAGAGAAAAATTTGAACTCTCCTAATCTTTCTGAACTTCCCTCATCAGTATTAGTGTCTTCATTATTAAAACTTCCACTTCTTTTAATTATAAAACCATCGTTTACATATGTACTATCTAACCACTTATTAACAACAGGAGTAACATCCATTCGCATATCTGATGTCTCAAATTGAAATGATTGTGATCCGTAGTAATTATCATACCAAGCACCACCTTCAGCTTCAGTTGCTGAACCACTCCAAAAACTTTTATTTGTAGAGCCATCTCTATATTTCCAACTAGCTCCCTCTAATGTTATTGGGCTGTCACCACGCGTTCCTTCACCTTCAACCCAACTAGAGCTTACAGGATAAGCGTACAATTCTTGAGATGTGGTTAAATTTTGAGAATTAGCGTCATACATATTTAAATAAAATTTTGGATTTGTAATAGTTCCGTCTACGATAGAACCTGAAATATCAGTTATGTCAAATTTAATTAAAACACGAGATACTTTTACATTACCGCCAGCAGTGCTCATAGTTTTTGTTACTTCTAATATCTCATCAAGACCAGTATTAGAACTACCAGTTGCCTGATATATGGTTGTATCTGATTCAGGAAAAATAAAATAATTCATTAGTAAGACCCTCCATTAGAATTACCAGGACTTCCAGCCGAATCACCGACTACACGACCTTCTATGTCAGCGTTAGCAAATTTTAACTCAAAGCAACTTGGGTCTAGTGACGGATAAACCACACCACCTTTAGTTGCTGTGGCTGTGTCGTAAACATTTCCAGAATATCCTTCTGATTCTTTAAACTTATTGCTTATCAGTACAGGTAAACCATTTGGATTATTATCTTCAGGTGGAACTACAGCAGAAACTCCATCTGTTAAAGATATTTGGTATGCTAAATCGGCTAGTACAATAGGTTGTCCAATTTGCCATTTGTCTATGTTAAAAAAGTCTTTTACTTTTTGTATTGCTCGTAATACAACTTCTTCTTTATTGTATCCACTTTTAGTCAGTAAACTAAAACTAACACCTATATTAATTATAAAAGCATCTTTTATATTTACAGCGTCTGTAACCATTCTGAATTGTGTTAGGTAAGTTTGTATATTTTCTTTAACTGCTTGATTTACATTAGCCAATCTTTTACCAGCATCAAATCCTAATACATATAAGTTAAGTGCTAATGGATTTATAACTCTACTATCTGAGTTAGCTCCTGATTGACTATCTAATTGTGTATCTTGTACAATGTAAGCTTTAGCAACATTACCATACTTTGCGGGTAAAGCATAAATTCTCGTAATATAATCTTCTTTAGTTACAGCTCTTGCTTGTGCTTGAAAGTAAGCTAGAGCGTTATTCTTAACCTCTACTACGCTTTCAACACCTCTACCACCAGACGCGGGTAAAGGATTGTTTACAGCAACAGAATTTTGTGTTTGAGTAACTAAAGCAGTCGATAATCCAGTCTCATCTAATGTTACGTTTGAGAATTGTACATTTCTAAGACTATTAGCTCTAACATTATTACTAACACCACCACCATATCTATATCGAATAGTTAGTTGGGTATTAGATGGAGCTTGTCCATATGCTTTAGTTGCTAAAAAGTTAGAAGGATCGAAAGCCGTATTTAGGTAGGATGGTGAACCTGGCAAAGACGAACCTACTTCATCAGGATTTGGAATAATTTCTTCATCAGGACTATCCGATGTTCCAGCACCAAACCTTATTTCAGTTTTACCATCTTCTCTAATAAAAGTTGTAAATCTTCTTGCGGTTTTTAAAAGTTTCAGTAGATACGGAGCTTGGTCAGCATATGTATACAATTCGTCATCATTGGTTGATAAATTTTCCATATCCGAAAATACAGTATCTTGAGCTAAAAAAGGAACTTCATACCAACTGTTTCCATCACTATCTGTACAAGAAATAATTTCAGTTACATCTGTGTTAGCTAAAGCTATTCTTTTATATTTTTCAGCGTCATTGAATTGAAAATATTCTGTAGTAACATTTCCGCTTGAAGCCTTAATTGATTTTTGTAATAAGTAAGTTACTGGTGTATCTCCAGAGCTTTCATAAATAGAAATATTCATTGGGTCGTAAGAACTTGAAAATTTAAAATTACAATCTTCTGTTGTAATGAAAGAAACACCTGTTTCTGATAAAACTTCCATCCCAGCTTTAATACTTACAGCATAGCTTAAATCAGGATTTGTTTGAAACCCATCTCCTTCTCCTGTAGATGTTGCTGGTACTGTTTGAAATATGTCTAAACCAACCGAAGCTGCTGTTGCTAATTTTGGTTTGTAACCCAAAGATTGTGCCATATTATAAATAGTTTTCTTTTCTTCAGCAAAAGCCAGTAAACTTTCTTTAAACTGATTGTCTACATAGTAGGAAAGAACATCACCCACATACGAAGCCATTTCTATAAACATCATACCTGGAGAAGATTCATTAAAATCATTATACTGATTTGGAAAATATATTTTAGCAAATTCTATTAAATTACTTTTAAAAGATGTAAAATCTTTATTTAGATATCTAACTTCCTTTACTGATTTTTTAGGTGTAGAATATGGCATTGCCTATCTCCTTAATAATTTGTCACATCAATAGATACATTTTCTGAAGAGGTTGTATCCACGTTCAAAGAAAATTGCATAGAAACATTTATAGCGTTATTATTTCTAACAGAAAATTTAGTTTCTATATTATCTATTATTACAAAAGGTAAAAATTCACTCATAGCAGAACGAATAGCTTCTTCTACTTTACTTTCTATATCATCTCCTTCTTGTTCAAATAAAACAGCAAACAGGTTAGATCCAAAATTTGGATTACCTAATCTTTCCCCTTTTCTTGTAAGTAGAAGATTTTCAATATTAGATTTTGTCTGTTCTAAAGATGTTTTTGTTCTATTAAAGAAACCATCTTTGTTGTGATTTAACGGTAACCCTACACCAATATACACATCTTCATTTAAATCGTTTGCTATTACGCTCATCATTTACCTTTTTTCTTATCTATCGCTTTCATTACATCTCTATAATCTCTTGTTAAATCACCCATCACATCTTGTACTGCTTTGTTCGAAGTATCAACACCGGCTGCTTGAGCAGTTTGTATTGCTCCCATTTTCCTTTTGTCTTCAGCACTACCCATCGTATTTCCATAACCAATAGCCTGTGCCATCTTTGTACTGTCAAATGTTCCACCACCCATAGTTGGATATTCATCCATTTCTTCAGCATTAGCTGTTTCATTTAAAATATCATTTAGTACAGGATTTTTTGTATATGAAACTTTTTCTTTAGGTTTGGGTTTTCTTTTAGGAAGAACCTCTACAACATTATCTTCTACTAAAGTAGCTTGTTGAGCCATAGACTTCATTCCTTCCTTAATAAATATCTGTTTAACTTCTTTTTGTACTTCTTGTCTAACTATTTCTTTAATTAAACTAACTAATTTTGATGTTTTAGCCATAACTAACTCCTTACTGTTTTATATAAATATTAAGAATTGAGATTATTTTTTCTTTGTTCTCTAATTGAATCTTTTTGTTTCTTTTCTTCTTGTGCTTTTTTTAATTTGTCTTTTTGTTCTTTAATTGTTTTTCTAATATTTTCAACTAACGTGGGTGCAACATTTATTGTATTTTCTGCATCATCT